GCGGTGCAGACACAAGGACCAAATTTATCTCGGCCATTGTTCCTACGGCAATTCGAATGTGGCGTCCCGTGGTTTGTCGGGACTGGAACGGCCGGCCATTGATGGGGCTCAGGATTTGGGGAAACGCAGCGATACGGTGAGGGTGTATAATTAAATCTGACGGCAGCTGGGGACGAAGTTCCCGATTGTACAGTTGTCACCCTGTGGGCCTGAAGCGCCGAGATACCACTTCAGGCCCACGGCGTAAACAAGAGCCACTGGAACCAATCTCAAACAGTATGGTAAGATGCTGTGCACGACCAAAGGCCATGGTTGTGCAGCTCAAGCCCGGAAGGAAGACCCTTCCATTATAGAGATTGCAGTCCAGTGGTTCTTGCTTGCGCCGTAAGTACGCACGTCAACGCTTGAAGGAAGCAGTGTCGGACGCCGGTTCGATTCCGGCCACCTCCACCATCCTCTGCAATACCATGAGGGGGTGCCAAGGTTTCGACGGGATTGTGGAATTCAAGTTTCGTGCCGGGATTGATGCTCACCGTAACGAGAATCGAATTATAGACGCCACTCAACGTGACTCTATGCGGAAGAACAACGTGTTGGCATTCGTGCCTCGCTTCGTTGCTCCGATGCAACTGGCGGCCTAAACACCGTCGGGGCGAGCCGGACGATTCCTGGCAACAGAAGGGGCCGGCAAAGTTTTGAAGCTTCGGTGCTGGAGACGAAACATAACGTCCTGGACGCGTGCAGCGCGCGGCTGCCACCGGAAACAATGCGCTTGAGCCTACTCCACCGCTGGCTCGCGCCACGGAGGCACTGAGGTCCATTCCCTCAGTGCCTCCTTTCTTTGTGCAAGGAGAAATAAATGGCACCTTCTAAGAAGAAGGGCGCGCCACCGGCGTCTGCTTCTTCTAAGTCGGTGCGTTTGCCGGGCAGTAAGAAGGCCGGGACTCCTACAAGGGCAGAACGGTCTACTGTAAATAAGTCTGAGCATAAAGCGATTCGTGAGTCGGGCTACGAGCTTGCGAAGACGATTGTAAAAAATCAAAAACGAACTGGGCTTGCAGCAGCTTCACAGATGGTGCAGGATGTTATAGGAAAGCCGGTGGTGTGGTCAGATAAACTGGGTGAAGCGCTTTTTGCGCTTGTTGCAACTGGCCACAGCATGGATGAGATCGCGAAGATAGATGGAATGCCTAGTTTATTTCAAATGCTGAAGTGGCTTTCAGACCCAGCACACCCTTTTAGTATTACCCGTGCGCGTGGAAAAGATATGCTTGTCCCGTTGTATGAGGAGCAGGGGCAGCGAATTGCGGTGAACACAAATACCTGCACACTGAAGACGCGGCGCCAGGTTGTAACAAGGGACGGCGATATAGTCTGGGTCGAAGAGACAAAGGAAATTGACAACGTAGCCCGCAGCGCTTTGGCCTTGCAGGGTCTGCAGTGGACTCTCAGCCACCTGATGCCGAAGAAGCACGGGCTGAAGCCTGAGCCTACCGCAGGGCCCAACGAGCAGCTGGAGGGCCTGTTTGCGGCGCTGAAGGCGGGGCCGGCCGAATGAGCGACACTGAACTTATAATGAAACCTTTTGGGCGAAAAGCTCATTCGTTCATCATGCGGCCGCCGCAGGAAGATAAGCGCTACACTGTTCTAGTCGGTAGCGTTCGTAGCAGTAAGACGTTTGCCCTCGACGCCAAGACCATTGTCCACCTGAGCCGTTACCCGTTGCCACCCAATGCTAAGCGCCTTATGCTCGGCACCACCAAGCAGACGCTGTATCGTAACGTGCTGATCGACCTTTTCAGTATCGTAGGCAAGGCCAATTATTCCTACAACCAATCTACGGGTGAGTTGTTCCTTTTCGGTAAGCAGTGGTTTTGCCTCGGGGCAAAGGATGAAGCCTCGTACCGTCAGATCCTAGGTATGACGGTCGGCATCAGCGTGGGCGACGAGGTCGTGGAGTACCCGAAGAGCTTCCTGGCGCAGCTGTTCATGAGAATGTCGCCGGCAGGCGCTCGGTTCTACGGATCCACAAACCCGTCCAACCCGTACTGCTATTTGAAATCTGAGGTCATCGACAACAAGGAGTTCGCGCCTGACCTCGAGGTAATCAACTTTCGCCTTGATGACAACCCCAATATAGACGCCCGAACAAAAGCCGCGATTGTGGCCAGCCAGACCGGCACCTATCGACTGCGTTACATCTTGGGCGAGTGGGTTTTGCAAGAGGGCGCGGTATACAAGGACGCCTGGGACCCGGAAGAGAACACTTGCACCAACAAGACCATGCCCATCGGCCTTAAGGGCACGGGCGGCTACGTCGATCGCTGGTACGCCGTTGACCCAGGCGTCGATCACCCACAGGCCACGTACGAGTTCTATGATGACGGCACTACGGTCTACGTAACGGGCGAGGACGTCTGGGATTCGAAGATCACGGGGCGTTACCGTACAGATGGTCAGTACGCCGACGCGCTTGAGAAGTTCATGGACGGGCGTAAGTGGCAAGTGCTGGTCCCGCCTGAGGCCGCGTCGTATAGGGCTGAGCTCGAGAGCCGAGGGTTTTGGGTAACGGCCGCTGATCACGCCGTGAGTGAGGGCATACATACCGTAAGCACGTTGCTGCAGACGCGGCGGCTGATTGTGAATCGTGATGAGTGTCCGCGGTTGGCACGGCGGATACCCGAGTACAGCTGGGATGACAAAGCTGCTCGCGCCGGCAATGAAGAGCCTAAGAAGATTAATGACGACGAGGTCGACGCGCTTCGCTATGGGGTTCATGGCAAGATTCCAGTTTGGCGTGTGGCCGGCGTATGAGAGTCTCCCGCAGCCAGGTACTCAAACGGACAAAAGGACGTTGCGCGTACTGTGGAACTAGGCTCACTAAGCGAAACTTTCAACGAGATCATTTGGAACCTTTGGTGAGATTTCGAGGCGTCCGTTACAGCTTCAGCGGGTCGACAGGGTGCAAGTATCCGCAGAACCACAACCTGGCCAATATCGTCCCGGCGTGCCGCGCGTGCAACAAAGCGAAGAGCAATCTCGATATCGAGACCTATCGTGGTTCTCTACGCTGGCCTGGATGGCGGAGTGGCATCGTGTTTTACTTTGAGAAGCAAGGAGCGGCATGAACAACTCATTTTCAGCACCTGCCCCACTCGAACCTGTAGCCATCGACCCCAAGCTGGCGGCGGAGCTGGCCTACGGCGGGTTCAAGCCAATCGCGGTCACGGTCAGTTCCAATGACATCCGAATGCTATGGGCCATGCACACGCCGCCCGACCAGTACATCCAGCTGATCTACGCAAAGCTGCGCGACGCCGGCTGCACGGCGGTCGAGGGCGTACTTCAGCTTCGCCTGGCTCACGGGAAACTTTGCAAGGTGAAGACAGAGGCCCACATTGAGCAGGACGGGTTTGACTACATTTGGTTACCCGACCAATATGTGGAAGCAATCGCCAACGCGCCGCAGGGAGGCCACAGAGCATGAACATCGCATTAGCTCTGCCTACACATGGAAAAGAAGTCACTTGCCTTGAGGCCGTCGAGCTTGGAAAAGCTGTTGGCGCCTTGATCTTCTGGCGTCCAAACGGCGCCATCAACTGGTTGGACGCTGGGAACGACGTAGCTGAGATACTTGGGACGGGGAGGTAGTATGGCGGATCGAAATTGCCCGCAGTGCAAAGGAAGAGGGTTCACTATCAATGCAAAAGGCCAAGCTGTCGCAGTCTGCCCGGCGTGCAGCAGTTCGGTGAAGCCCGTCGGCCCCGACCTGAAGAACTACAAGAAGCCCGCCGGACCTGCGGTGGATTCCATCTACGGATTTAGTACGGAAACCTCACCTGAAGAAGTTGCACGTATTCAGGCAGCAAATAAGAAGCGGGGTGCCGCTGCAATACAACGCGATCGTGAGCGTGAAGCTCGTCAGTACCTGAAGCAGGGTGGAGGGTCTCGAGTGAGTGAAGCATGGGCAAGGAGCGTTCTGAAGGGCACCGCGAAGGACAAGCAGTGGCCCGCGTGCCAAGAGGGCCGTCACCAGTTCAACGGCAAGAGTTTCTGCGGGCGGTGCGGCGAGCCCAAGCCGAAGCAGGTGCCGGTTGGTGATGCTGCCGGTCAGTGGAAGACCATACCAAAGACTGCCACATACTATGGCATCAAAGACAACCCTGCATGGACGAAGAACGAAGACTTCAATGGCTATGACTATACATCGTCGAGCGGCGAGTGGCTCGGGAACGTTACCTGGGGTGGAGCAGGTAAGCACGATGCACAGGTTATGACCGTAGTAGGCGAGCGCCCTGACGGTCAACCGCTCCGCAGTAGCAAATTGAAAAGTGGCTTCACTTCAGTAGGTGCCGCAAAAGCTTGGGTGGAGGCCGGTGCAAAGGCTACTGGCACACCGCATCTCTATCCCAAAGGTACGAAGAACGCGCACACTAAAGACGCAAAGCGCAGCCTCCTCCACAGAGCCATCGACCGCCGCCAGAGACTCCACGCCGCGCTGGACGCCGTGCTTGATTCCGTACAGCGTAAGCCAAATGCTTGGCCTGGTGAACCGATGGACTGGGAATTTCTGCAGAACCGTAAAGCGGATGCTGCTGCGGGCAGAGAATTTCGTACGGGTCCTCGAATGAAAGACATCGTTGCAGAGTCTGAAGCAGACTATATACGACGAAGTGCAGGGGGTGGGTTTAAGAAGGCGAAAGCCACCGACCGCCGCCAGAGACTCCACGCTGCGCTGGACGCCGTCATGACGTACAGCAAGCCGCCCGTCATTCGCAAGACGCTCTCCATCCTGAACCCGAACGACCTGGCCAAGATGACTGGGTCGTCTGAGCCCCAGTATATCGGTAAGGGCAAGCCGTACACTGGGTTTTCGAAGGACGAAACCCCACAGGAGAAGGCCCGCCGCAAGCTCTCACCCGACCAGGCAGCGCGTCTAAAGGAACTGCTTGCAAAGGTGAAGCCCACCCCGTCTGCTGCGGCCCCAATGCCGAGGGCGAAAGACTCGCAGCACTGGATGCCGGTAGGCGATCGGGGACCGTATAAGTGCGATCAGTGCAACGGTACCGGTAAATTTCCACCGGGCAAGACTTGTCCTAGGTGCGGCGGGTCGGGCATTATGAATCAAAACGACCCGGTAATTTTGAATGTCGGCGATAGAGTGAAGTACGACAAGCAACCGCCTGTTTACACGGTTACGAGTAAAAGCTACAATACTTCATTGAATAAGTACTACTACGACATTCGTCGAGAAGACGGCAAGCAAGAACGCAAAGGCCTGCCGATCTATTATCTATCGAAGGTGTAGCCTTATGCTCACCCTCCGGCAAGCCGACCATATCGGGATGGCCGTTAGCATCGCCATTGCGCTCTTGGTGAGGTCGCGATGAAAGCTCCCGTCTTCGGTCCTACCCAGCGACTGCAACGTTTGTACGAGCAGGGCATCCGCCAGATAACCGGCAAGGTGCTGCTCAAGAAGGCCCCTGAGCAAACCTTCACCGAATGGCTTGCCGCATTGACAAAGCGGTCGCAAGAGCCGGACATCGAAGCGGCAAGTACGCTCTTAGCCAGCCGGATGGTCAGCCAAGTCTCTGCAAAGAACATGAAGACCTGGAGGGCTGCGGCGGCAAAGTCCCAGCGGTCGGCGATGCTCTACCGCCTGCTACAGCAGGAAATGCAAGGGCCCACGGGTGTAAGAGTCCAGCAGATTGTACGTGAGAA